ATGGCCATCAATAAAACACCCGTGCCCGATGCGCGGTTGAATATGAAAATTCGTAGCCTTTTTCTGGACCATTTGGCGCAGACGGCGAATGTGTCGGCGTCTGCACGGGCGGCAGGCGTAAAGAGCAGTGCGGTCTATGCCGAACGGCGGCGGACGCCTGCTTTTCGCGATGCTTGGGCGCTGGCCTTGGCAGAGGGCTATGCCCGGTTGGAGACCGATTTGCTGGCCGAAGCGCTGCAGACCGCGAGCGGACGGACCGCCGATGGCACGTTGAAAGCGCGGGCGCAAAAGCATCGGCTGGCGATTGCCTTGCTCAGCGCGCACCGTGCATCGGTGAAGGGCGGCGCGCTTGCCGCCCCTGCGGCCAAGCCCGCGCAGCCCGATTTGGCGACGTTAAAGGCGCAGTTGGTCCTGAAGCTCACGCACATGCGGCAACGCGCCGAAGAGAGCGCGGCGGCGCGCGCCGAACCCGAAACTGAACCCGAACGCGAAGGCGAAGGCGAAGCAAATGCCGATGCCTAATGCGCAGGCGTTGCTGGCGCTGCCTTATGAGCAGATGGTCGAGGTCATCCGCCGCTGGACCCGGAAAAACATGGCCGACACGCAAAGCTGGAACTTTTGGGCCCGCGATGATCAGGCGGAGCCCTTGGAAGACTGGCGCATATGGCTGGTGATGGCGGGGCGCGGCTATGGCAAGACGCGCATGGGGGCGGAATGGGTGAGCGCATTGGCGGCGCAACATCCCGGCGCGCGCTTTGCGTTGGTGGGCGCGACCTTGAATGAGGCGCGGGCCGTGATGGTCGAGGGCGAAAGCGGCCTGTTGTCGCTGCCCTTTGGCGAGCGGCCTGCTTATGAACCCAGCCTGCGCCGTTTGACATGGGCCAATCAGGCAACGGCGACGTTATTTTCGGGCGCAGAGCCCGAAAGCCTGCGCGGGCCGCAGCATGACTTTGCCTGGGCCGATGAAATTGCGAAATGGCCCAGCGGGATCGCGGCGTGGGACAATCTGATGCTTGGGCTTCGCCTTGGCGACAATCCGCGAGCGATGGCGACAACTACGCCGCGTCCGGTGCCTTTGGTCCGGCGGCTCGATAAGGAAAAGGGGGTGGCGGTGACGCGTGGACGGACAATTGATAACGGCATGAACTTGCCGCCGGACTTTATTGCGTCGGTGCGCGCGATGTATGCCGGGACGCGGCTTGGGCGGCAGGAATTGGATGGCGAGCTGATCGCGGATGCGGATGGTGCGCTGTGGTCGCGGGACTTGCTGGAACGGCAACGTGCGGCGTGCGCGCCCGAGTTGAAACGCGTGGTCATTGGCGTTGACCCGCCCGTGTCGGAAAATGGCGACGCGTGCGGCGTCGTCGCGGTTGGGCTGGGCGTTGATAAAAACGCCTATGTGCTGGCGGACCATAGCATCTCTGGCGCATCGCCCGAACGCTGGGCCCGCGCGGTCGCGGCTGCGGCGGATGCTTGGCAGGCCGACCGCGTGGTGGTCGAGGATAATCAGGGCGGCAATATGGTCGAAACCGTGTTGCGCGCGGCGGACATTGCGATGCCCATAAAGCGGGCGCACGCGAGCCGCAGCAAATCTGCCCGCGCCGAGCCAATCTCGATATTATACGAAGCCGGGCGTGTTTTTCACATCAACGCCTTTCAAGAGTTGGAGGACCAGATGTGCGGCCTGATCGCAGGCGGCGGCTATGCAGGCCCCGGCCGCTCCCCCGACCGCGCCGACGCGTTGGTATGGGCCTTGACCGAATTGATGCTCGGCAAAGCAGAACGGGTGCCGCAGGTGCGGTTGTTGTAAGCAACAACTAAACTTTTTGTCGTAATACGCATTATGATTTGCCTGAGCGATCAATGTTCATAGTCTTGACATTATGCTGTGGAAAACGCATTTAGAATATGATTGGTTAGGTGGATTATGAGTATTGAAACGAAAATCGTCGCCAAAACCGCACGGCGTAAGGGCTATCAGGTCATAGCTGAAGGTATTGCGACGGTTAATGTTTATCAAGGGATGCGCTACGCTCGACGTTCCGCAAAAAGTGGGTCGTTAGACTCCGATTGGCGCATAGTCGGCAAAGAAATCGCAGATGCGATAAGATCTGTGAAGAAAGAGTATTGCACTGACTGAGAGCTACAACGGGGGGAAGCGTGAGTTGAAGTCGCTGAAGAAGAAGGCGCGGCTGACGAAGCGCTTGAGAGGCTAAAGCCTTACCTGCTGCCTGAAAAAACTGGCGAAGCTAAGATTGTGCTGACCCAAGTAGTCAGCAAATCTCACTCCGGGCCTATTCCTTCTGCTGAAGAACTAGAGCATCTCGAACGTGTTTTACCCGGGCTGGCAAATCGGGTTGTTAGCATGGCCGAAAAAGAACAAGAAGCTCGGCATTCGACTACTCAAAGTATTGTCGAAAAAGAATTTTCTCTTCGCAAAATTGGGCAATGGCTAGCAATCCTAGCCTTGTGCCTGCTGTTAGCAACAGTGAGTTATATTGCCTCTTTAGGCGACACAGAATCGGCTGCGTGGTTAGGTGGTGCCACAATTGTAGCTGTGGTATCAGTATTTGTAACCGGACGTTGGTTTGATGCGGCTGAAGCGGAGGCCGATGCGCCACCACCCCCTGCGGCCCAACAAAATAACATCCAACCAAATACTAATCAAAAAAAGCTACCAAGAAATAGTAAACCTAAACGTCGCTAATCCGACGTTCCTAGCTACATAGGAAAACATCATGAATATCTTCGGTTGGAAATCAGCCGGGCGTGGGTATCTGCGTCCGGCCAAAACGCGTGTGCAGCAGGATCGTCTGCCGGGCTTGCGCGGATATGCTTTGGGTAGCCTGGGCGAATGGCCAAGGCATTATGAGGCGCAGATGCGCGAAGGCTATTTGTCGAACGCGATTGCGCAACGCGCGGTGCGGTTGATTGCCGAGGGGCTGGCGTCCGCGCCGTTGACCGCAAATGATGCGCGCGGGCTGGAACTGGTGCGCGCCACGTCGGCGGGGCAGGCGTTGATGGAGACGGTGGCGACGCATCTGTTGCTGCACGGCAATGCCTATGTCGAGATATTGTCGGGCAATGACGGGCGTCCTGCCGAATTGTTCGCGCTGCGGCCAGAGCGGATGACGATTGAAGCCGACATGCGCGGCTGGCCCGTGGCGTTTGTGTATAAAGCAGGCGAGATCGCGAGCCGTTTGCCCGCCGAAAATGTGATCCACATCCGCGCAATCCACCCGCTCGATGACCATTATGGGCTTGGCTGTCTGGGCGCAGCGTCGGGCGCGGTCGCGACGCATAATGCGGCGACGAAATGGAACAAGGCGTTGCTGGATAATGCCGCGCGGCCATCGGGGGCTTTGGTCTATGACATGGGCGACAGCGGGACGTTGAACGGCGAACAATATGCGCGGTTGAAGGAGGAGCTTGCCGCCAGTTTCCAAGGCGCGGGCAATGCCGGACGGCCGATGTTGCTGGAGGGTGGCTTGAAATGGCAGGCGATGGCGCTGACCCCAGCGGAGATGGATTTTGCCGGATTGAAGGAAGCGGCGGCGCGGGAAATTTCGCTCGCTTTTGGCGTGCCGCCAGTGCTGCTTGGTCTGCCCGGCGATGCGACTTATGCCAATTATCGCGAGGCAAACCGCGCTTTGTGGAACCAGAGCATCATCCCGTTGGCGCGCAAGATTTTGGACGCGCTGGCGCAAGGGCTGCGGCCCTATTTTGACGGCCTGACGTTGGACTTGGATTTGGATGCGATCCCTGCGCTGGCCGAAGATCGGGAGCGGTTGTGGGCGCAAGTGGGTGCAGCGGACTTTTTGACGACCGAAGAGAAACGCGCGGCGGTGGGCCTTGCGCCGGCCGTGCAGCCGTCAGAGATATCGAACGAAAATGGTGCGCTCGAATTCAAGTTCAATCCGTGGCACGACACCGAAAACGGCCAGTTCACATTTAAGGGACAAGGGCAAAGATTTGCTGGCGGTGGCGGAAGTTTCGGCGGTGGCGGTGCTTCGGGGGGGGTGGAGTAAGCCCAAACCCAAGCGGAAAAACCCGGAAGTAAAGCCTACGCCGAGGCAGCGGATAACTGTTGCGCCGCTCCCGCAGCCTACACCGAGACGCCCTGCAGTTGTCACTTCACCAAAGCCGAAACCCAAAAATATTCGGTTAACCAAACCGACCAGTTCACGCCCCGCAGATATACCGAAACAGGTCAAACCAAACGGGGCACCGCCAGCGAAACCCAGCACTGGGCTTTTGGAGGCCGCCGCTGCCGCAGCTGCCGGGGCTGCGCTGGCGGCTGCGTCCGGGTCGATCGTCAGTTCTATTACGGTCAACGGCTACACATTCGGTGCCGATGCCATATCACGCACGGCGGGAGTAGCGGGGGAATTGAGACTTGAACCCAGTCAGCGGCGTTCGAGAAGCGCGCAACAGAATGCGGGGAAGCCAGATCGACTGCCATCGGATCACGGCGGACACTATATTGCGCGCGAGTTTGGCGGGCCCGAAATTCCTGCGAACCATTTCGCACAGGATGCCGGAATAAATCGCGGTGAATATCGAAAATTGGAAATACTCTGGAAAAAAGCATTGAAAAGAAAGCAAAAGGTGGACGTAGAAATCGAACCAAAGTATGAAGGTGTTTCAAAGCGACCGCATTCGCTCGAGGTGAAATATACAATAAACGGCAAAGAATTTAGTAAGACAGTACCGAACATAAAAGGGGAGAAGTAAAATGGACCCTCGCGTACAAATGGGCGATATGCTTAACGGCATTGGGCAGCACCTAGCCGACATTCTCGATCAGCACCCCGATGGTAGTTATATGTATGCCGAAGTGACCGAAGGCTCCTGTGAAGCAGGTGTTTTCCACGATGAAGGCGAACAAGTGGTCTATTACCGTCCGAGTGGCGAACTGTTTGACGCATTGTTCGACCTTTGGAAGTTTGCCGAGGCAGATAAGAAATGGACCGTGCTTCATTATGAAGTAAAAGACGGAGCGTTCAAAGTCCGCTTTTTATACCCTGATCAATTAGATCCTGAGGAATTCAGTTATGAACGTCGAGAGCGCGCATTGCACGAGCGTTATGGCGACAAGCCTGTCATCTATCCTAAGCCAGACGGAAATTTCCGTGAACTGACATTGGACGATTTTCCCGACGACGATGAGGATCCGGCGACCTGAACAGTTGCCGCCTGCACCATGCATGAAGCTGCGCAGATCGCGCGACCCTTAACGGCGGATAGAGCCTGTTTGGGTCCGATTTACACATAGGAAACATCAATGGTTGATAAAGAACTGCAAGGTCTGCTGGAGCAGGCCTCCGAAACTGGTGCGCGTCGTGCGCTGGCCGGGCTGGGGCTGGACGATGCCAGCGCCGCCAAGGATATGGGCGAATTGCGCGAGCTGTTGTCCGCCTGGCGCGACGCCAAACGCTCGGCGCGCAAGGCGGCGATTGGCTGGGTCGTGCGGATGGTGTTGGCGTTGTTGCTGATCGGCATTGCGTTCAAATTGGGCCTGCCCGGATTGGTCAGCCAATGAGGCTGGCGGGCTATGCCGCAATCTTCGACGCGCCGGACAAGGGCGGCGATATTGTGCGTAAAGGCGCGTTTGCGCGCGCGGCAAAGGCGGGTTTGCCCTTATTGTGGCAGCATGACCAACGCCGCCGCATCGGCTTTGTCGAAAGCTTAAGCGAGGATGCACGCGGCCTGCGGGTGATCGCGCAACTCGATGATGACAGCGCCGTCGTGCAGGCGGGCAGCGGCCTATCCTTCGGCTACCGCGTGCGCGCGATGCAGCAACAGGAATATCGGGAGCTCACTGACCTCGACCTTATCGAAGTCAGCATCGTTGCCACCCCCATGCAACCGCTCGCCCGCGTGCTGGCGGTTGAGAACTAAAGTTGTTGAATTGTATAGAGAGACAGCGTATTTGGGTGAAATCCACACCAACGGTGCGCCGTTGGCCCCCAAGGGTTTCGGCCCGTGGGTTTTTTCTTGCCCATTGCTTAACGCAATGTAATCATGTTGGAATGATCAAGAAACGAGATGCCTTTTACGTTGATGGGTTTAACTTATACCACTCGATAAAAGACCTAAAGGACGACAGGCTAAAGTGGCTTTCGCTGCACGGCTTGGCCCATTTACTCATCCCCAAACAAGATGAAGAAGTCATCTTGATCAAGTATTTTTCCGCCCTTGCACACACACGAGGTCTGGATTCTGTCAAACGGCACGAGGCATATCTTTCAGCGCTCAAATCTGAAGGCGTGTCCTGCATATTGGGTCGATTCAAGGGGCAGCCGCGTCGTTGCCGCGCATGTGGCTCTAGCTGGAAACATCCAGAAGAAAAGGAAACAGACGTAAACATTGCGATCCACATGGTGGCAGACGCGTTTGAGGATCAATTCGATACCTGTTACTTGATTAGTGCAGATACCGATTTGGTGCCGCCACTCCAACTGATTAAAACCAAAATTCCAAGCAAAGTTATTGTGGCTGTGTCGCCACCTAACCGACCTCATGGGCAGCAAATTCGCAGCATCGCGCACCGCGCGTTAAAGCTGAATGCTGCTCAGCTTGGTAGGTGTCGCCTTCCCGAAAATTTTGAATTCGAAGGTAAACAGATGCAATGTCCTGCCGAATATATGTAACCGCAAGCACAGTTTTTTGAACCGGCCGTCCATCAGGGCGGCCTTTTTTTTGCCCGCAAGGAGAATGACATGGATTATGAAATTAAAGCAGACAATCTGGACGCCGTCTTTGACGGGGCGGTGCCGGCGGTGGCGGTGACGCGGCCCGTTTTGTCGGGCGGCAAGGTCGCTGACCCGGCGCGGTCGGCCTTTGTCGATGGCTATTTGCGGCGCGGGTCGGAGGTGGAGTTGAAAAGCTTCCATGGCGCAACGCCTGCCGATGGCGGCTTTGCCGTGCCGCGCGAAATTGACGAAGTTATTGACAGCGTCTTGAAATCGATCTCGCCCATTCGCGCGATTTCGAGCGTGGTGCGCGTGGGGTCGGCTGGCTATCGCAAGCTGGTGACGCAAAATGGCGTGACATCGGGCTGGGCCGCAGAAACGGCGGCGCGTCCGGAAACGGCGACGCCGACATTCAACGAAATCGTCCCCAGCTTTGGCGACCTGTACGCCAATCCGGCGGCGACGCAGGCGATGCTGGATGATGCCGCATTTGATGTGGAGGCCTGGCTAGCGGATGAAATTGCTACCGAATTTGCCAAGGCCGAAGGCGCGGCATTCATCAACGGCAATGGCACCAACCGCCCGCGCGGATTTCTGACCGCGCCGATTGCGACGACAAGTGATACGACGCGGCCCTTTGGCACGTTGCAATATGTGCCGACGGGCGTGGCGGGCGGCTTTGCCGCAACCAATCCGCAAGACAAGTTGGTGGAGCTGGTGCACGCTGTGCGCGCGCCTTATCGGCAGGGGGCAAGCTGGGTCATGAATGCGTCCACCTTGTCGATTATTCGCCGGTTCAAAACGACCGATGGCGCGTTTATCTGGCAACCGGGCCTCGCCGCGGGGCAGCCGGATACGTTGATGGGCTATCCGGTCGTTGAAGCTGAAGACATGCCGGACATAGCGGCAAACAGCCTGTCGATTGCCTTTGGCAATTTCAAGGCGGGCTATTTGATTGCCGAACGGAGCGAGACCAATATCTTGCGCGATCCCTATTCGAACAAGCCTTATGTCCATTTCTACGCAACAAAGCGCATTGGTGGCGCGCTGATCAATTCGGCGGCGATCAAATTGATGCGCTTTTCATTGACGTAAACATTTTGGCCTCTGCCCGTTGCGTTGATGGGCAGAGGCCAATTTTGGTTAAAACACATAACATCAAAAGCCGATATGGCTAGAATAGCGCAACCCCGGTAGCGCGTCTTCCCCAATTTCAAAGGAACATCAGATGTTGAGCCTTGATCCGCTCGGCCTTGACAGCGTCATGCTGGCCGAGGTTCGGGCCTATGTGCGTGTCGATGCGGGCACCGATGACAATGTGCTCGCCGCCTGCGCCGTCGCCGCCGTTGAACATGCCGAGCAGTTCACGCGGCAGATACTGATCCGTCGTGGTGCAAAGGATATGGTCACGACAGGGTCGGGCTGGCAAATACTGCAAGCCATGCCCGTGCAGTCAATCGTGGGCGTAACGGGCATTCCGGCAGAGGGCGCAAGCTTTCCCATGGCAGCGTCGGCGTGGGAGGCAAAGATCAGCTCACGCGGAGAAGCCTATTTCCGGGTGCTACAGCCCGGCATTGCGGGACGTGCGGAGGTATCGCTTATCGCTGGCCTATCGGCCAATTGGGCCAGCCTGCCGGAGTCACTTCGGCTTGGCTTGCTGCGGTTGACGGCATATTTTTACAACAACCGCGATGCGAGCGATGATGCTGGCCCACCTGCCGCTGCAATGGCGTTGTTGCTCCCATTCCGCCGGATACAATTGCCATGAGTGGGGAGTTTGCAGGCACGTTGCGCGAACGTGTCGTGATTGAAACGCGCCTGAGCACACGCGACAGCCGCGCAGGCGCAGTAGGCAATTACAGCTATGATGGGCAGGCATGGGCGGCGGTTTCACCGTTAATGCCCGCCGATCTGACGCGCGGCGATGCCTTGTCGGCACTGCCGCGTTGGCGGGTGACGTTGCGCAAACGCGAAGGGCTTGGCCTAAGTACAAGGCTGACATGGCGGGGCAAATATCTGGCGGTGCGCGGGGCCTTAAGTGACCCGCAGACGCCCGGTCAAATGCACCTGACCTGCGAAGAAGTGCGATGAACGCCGACCGTCTGACGGCCAAAGCCGACGTCTTGGGAGCAGCGCGCGTGCAGCGGATCAGCGACCGATTGATGGCAACTGACTTGCCGCAAGACGTGCACGCCGAACGTAGTGACGAAGGCGTAACTTTAGTGGCCAAAAACCTGCGCCGCCGGATGCTGGACGACGCGCAATTAAGGAATTTCGGACGATGAGCGATGCAGTGCAAGCCTTGCAAGCCGCTGCCGTGGCGGCGCTATCGGCACACCCGGTGTTGGCCGCGCAACTGAAGGGCATTTATGACGGCCCGCCGCCCCGTGCCGACTTTCCTTATGTCGCGGTCACCGACGGGTTGGTGACCGATTGGGGGACGAAAACGCAGCAGGGGCGTGAAATCCGGCTGGCGTTTACGGTGTGGGATGATGGCGAGGCCGCGTCGCGGCTGGCGGACCTTATGGGCCATGTTGACGATGCCTTAGTGGCGATCCCACGTGATTTGCCTGGCTGGCGGATCGCGAGCTTTGTCTTCCTGCGGTCGATTATACTGCGCGATCCGGCGGGGCCATGGGCCGGGCTGGTCGAGCACCGCGTCCGATTGCTTGCCGTCTAAATCACATAATTTCTCCGCCGATGCGCGGACATTCTTGAAAGGATAAGGGCATATGCCAGTAGAAAAAGGAAGCGCCTTCCTGTTGAAGGTTGGCAATGGCGCAACGCCGCCAGTGTACGCAACGGTCGCTGGCCTGCGCACCACGCAATTGTCGATCAATGGCGATCCGGTGGTCATCACCCATAAGGGCAGCGGCGCGTGGCGTGAGCTGTTGTCGGGCGCGGGTGTGCGGTCGGTGTCGGTGTCAGGGGCAGGTGTCTTTACAGGGTCGTCTGCTGAGACGCGGATCAAAAACAACGCGCTTTCGGGGCAGTTGGATGATTATGAGTTAAGCTTTGAAGGTGGGGAGCAGCTGCGCGGAAAATTTCTGGTCGCACGGCTCGATTATGCCGGCGATTTCAATGGGGAGCGGTCCTACACGCTGGCGCTGGAAAGCAGCGGACAGGTAACGTCCTTATGAGGCGGCCGGCAAATGCAGCGCGCGGCGAAGCGTCGTTGTTGCTGGAAAGCGGGGCGGTCGTTTTGCGCCCAAGCTTTGCGGCGTTGGTCGCGGCAGAGGAGGAACTGGGGCCTTTGTTCGCGCTTGTCGAGCGGGCGGCGGCGGGCAATTTGAAGCTATCCGAAATGGTCGCTCTATTCTGGCACTGCCTTTATGACGCCGACGCCGAAATGACGCGCGATAGGTTCAGCGAAAGCGTTGCCAAGGTCGGGCTTTCGGCGATGACGCCCGCGCTGAAAATTCTACTTGGCCAGATATTGAGCGGGCAATGACCTTTGCCGATGTCGCGGCCCGATTGGCAGCGCGCACGGCCCTGACATTGGGGTGGCGGCCCGATGACTTTTGGAACGCCACACCCGGCGAATTGCTGGGCATATTGCAAGCGATGGCGGGCGATGGCGAAGCGCCGCCAAGCCCAGACATTATGCACCGACTGATGACGCGGTTTCCAGATAGCCCAAGCGGAGAGACATGATGGATGAAGAAATTGATCGGCTGGTCGTGTCGGTGCGCGCGGACACCCGCGCCTTTGCAAGCGACGTTGCCGCGATGCGCGCGGAACTCGACGGGCCATTTACCGACGGGTTGGAACGCGCCGGTGCCGCGCTTGAACGCGGGCTGACGAGCGCAATTCAACGCGGCAAATTCAGCTTTGAAGATTTACGCCGTGTGGCGTTGTCAGTGTTATCGGAAATTGCGGCTGCGGCCATTCGTTCGGGTTTGAATGGGGGCAGTGGCGACGGCGCTGGCAACCTGCTTGGCACATTGGGGACATTGCTTGGCGCAGCATTGGGTGCGCCGGGGCGCGCGACGGGCGGCCCCGTG